TAGAATTGCTTCATTTAGTGCAGGTCTTTTATTAGACAACAGTTTCTCCGCAGCATGGATACCTGAATATGATAATACGAAGATTTGTTTTCTTTCTAGAAGTCTTGGTGTTAAAGGCGGTGCTTATTCTATGTCTAGCACAGCAACAATCTCTACAACAAATAGTACTATACAAACGGGAATATCTACAACAGCTACTTGGATACCACAAACATCGTTCAATATAGATACGTTAGATGGAAATGGTCCAAGTGGTGTATTATTAGATCCACAAAAATTAAATGTGTATCAAATAAATTTTCGTTGGTTGGGCGCTGGTGAAATGAGATTCGCGGTAGAGAATCCAATTAATGGTGATATGATATTTTTTCACCATATTCATTATACTAATCAAAATACAGATGTACATATTGATAATCCTTCATTAAAAATTGGTTATGTGGCAGCAAGTCTCGGTGGGACTGGGACGAATGTTATAGTTCAAGGTGCATCAATGATGGGTGCTGTAGAAGGATTAATATCATCTACAGCACTACCAACTTCTGCTACAAATACTAGAACTACAGGAATGACTTCTGGTACAGAGTGGACTGTTCTGGGTATTAGAAATAACGTTATTCACACTAATAAAATTAACATGAGAGAGATGATATTAAAGTCACTCAGTGTTGGTGGCACAACAGCAGGTGGAGCACCACTCACAGTAACGATGTGGTATAATCCTGTAACCGTTGATAATCTGGCTTGGTTGCCAAGAGGAAATGAATCTGCTTCGTTATATAGTACAACAGAAACAAGTGTAACAACAACAGGTTTAGTACCATTATTTTCTATTTTACTTTCTGATAATGCTTCAGAAATTGTAAACCTAGATGATTTGAGAATAGTAATTCCACCCAATAATGAAATTGTAATAACAGTAATATCTACTGCTAATATAAATAGAGCCGGCGCTGCATTAACTTGGTTAGAAGATTAAGGAGAAAAATATGTTAGAATGGTTAGGTTCAATTTTAGATCACATTAACTGGTTCTGGTTAATTGTAGGTCTATTAGTTGGTTGGAACGTATTACCACAACCAGCTTGGGTTTCTAGTTCAATCGCATGGGTTAAGAACAAAGTTAAAGGCGCTGGTGCGTAATGTCTCGTATCTTAGTTCCTTTAATTCTTCTGTTAATCATCGGTGGATTAGGCGCCGGTGGTTACTTCTATACGCAAATGCTTGAAGCTAAACTTGAAGCACAAGAGCAAAAAACTCAGCGCGCATTAGAAGTAGCAGAAGAACAAAAGGTAACAATGGAGAGAATGCAAGCAGACATTCAAAAGATGGCTGAAATTCAACAAGAGTTGAATACCAAGATAATTGCCGCTGAACAGAATGTAGTTAATCTAAATAATAAGTTTGATACAGACTCTAGCGGCAAAGCGCGTGACATTGGTAGAAAAGCAATAGAAGATCCAGTCAAATGGAGCATAAAGATAAATAGAGCTACAAAGGATGCTTTGAGATGTAATGAGTTGGCTTCTGGTGCTGAGGCACTACCAGATGAGAAAAATAGTCAATGTCCAGAACTTGTGCCTGGTGGTGGATACGAAACCCAACCTAAAGAAGAAAAAAAACAATGAAAAAGATACTTTCATTAGTAACCGTTTCTTTTCTTGTTGTCGGATGTCAGACTTCCAGTTTGAATAAGTTTTTAGTGAAACCAAAGGTAGTTGAAAAACCAAATTTGGTAGTACAGACACCAAGACCTGTACAGAGTAAGAATGTAGAGTTTGTTATTATTACAAAAGAGAATGTGGATGAAGTTTTTAGTAACTTAGAAAAAAGTGGACAGGATATGGTTTTCTTTGCACTTACTGACGATGGATATAAAGCCTTGTCACTAAGTGTCGCAGATATGAGAAGATATATAGTACAACAAAATGCAGTAATTAAAGCATATAAAGACTATTATCAACCCAAGAAAGAAGAAGCAAAGAAGTGATTGGTGAGATTAGATATTGTGAAGACTGCGGTCATAGGTGTCACTGTTATGATTCTGTATGCATTGAAAATGTCGGTATAGGCATGAAAGATAAATCAGAAAAATGCGGTTGCGGAGTATGCAACTGTTTAGGAGGACACCATGGAAGAGAATCAGGAGAAACCAAAGACTAAAATTGATTGGTTATGGTCTGCTCCTGAGTATTTCAGTCGTTGGCGTTTATTTCCCAGAGCATTTATTAGCATGAATCTCGGTATTAAATAATGTCAAACCTAGAAACAGAAGTAAAAATTCTTCAAAAAGATTTAGTAACATTTCAAAATATCTTAGATAGATTTGATATTACTATCAATAAACTTACTGAGGTTAGTAATAATTTAAATAAAGTTATTGCTGTACAAGACTCTCGTATCGATACACAAGAAAAAGCAATAGAAATAGTACACAAAAGAATAACCGATATGAAAGACGAAATACACGAAGAACTTTCAGATCATTATCAAGTTATTCTGGAAAAGATTAAAGAGTTACAAGTAGAACAAAAGATACATGCTGATGAAATGTCTAAAAGAGTTGACGCACTAGAGAAATGGAGATATATTGTTATGGGTGGTGCTGTTGCTCTTGGTTTCTTACTCAGCAAAGTAAATATCATCGATTCATTATTCTAGGCTAACAATATAATTCTACAGTCTGTCAACCGTTTTGTCAACTAAAAAATGCAGTTGACAGTAATAATTTTATCATGTATACTTCTATCATATTGGAGGTGTGAATGCTTTGGATTGATACAAAATACGCTAATCTTCTCTCGCCAAGACTAGACAAGTATAAAGTCAAACAGACGAATCCGTTTGTGGCTAACTTTAGATGTCCTGTTTGTGGTGACTCTTCTACTAATCCAAATAAGGCGAGAGGTTACTTTCTTCAACACAAAAATACAGTAATGATGAAGTGTCATAACTGTGGTATCACTATGTCTTTCGATAAGTTTATGGAAAGAATAGATAACCCTCTTTATATGCAATATAGATTAGAAAAATTTGGAAAAAAATTTGTAAAAGAATCTTTTGATTTTAAACCTAAATTTGAAACAAAAAGTGTGAAAGACCTTCCAAACTTTATCAAAAATATCACAGAATTGAAAGAAAATCACCCAGCAGTCGAATATTGTAAAAGTAGAAAACTGCCAAATTATAAATTAAAATACATCTACTATATTGATGATGTATCGAGAGTGACCGAAGTAGTAGAACAATACAAAGATCGTATCAAGTCAAACGAGGGGAGAATAGTACTACCATTTTACACAAAAGATGGTGAGGTGGTAGGTTTTACAATGAGAGCAATTGATAACAATCGATTGCGATATCTTACTATTCGTTTGAAAGAAGACCATCCTATGATATTTGGGCTCGAAAGAGTCAATATGAAGAAACAGGTTTTTTGTGTCGAAGGACCTATTGACAGTCTGTTTCTTTCGAATAGCGTTGCTGTTTCTGGCGCTGATATGAAGAAAGCTATTGACATACTGCCTGAAAATACTGTATATATATTTGATAATCAACCGCGAAACAAGCAATTGATAAAACAGATAAAGGGTATGATTACTAGAGGATATACAGTTTGTATCTGGCCAAATACTCTTCATGGTAAAGATATAAATGATATGGTAAAGATTGGTTATGATGTGGAGAAGATTATACATAATAACTCATACAAAGGACTTGAAGCAGTATTGAAATTAACAATATGGAGGAAAGTGTAATGCCGTGGCCATCAAAGAATAGACCAAGAAAAGGTCGTAGAAAGATTGGATCTAATAAAAGAAAGAATATGAGAAAAAATCGTAAGAAGTGAGGTATGAATGAAATATTTTGATTATAGTACACGATTGGTTTCTATGACCGAACCGTTGATTGATGACGTAAATACATCCGAGGAACTTGTAGCATTCTGTGCAAGAGTTTCAAATCCAACAAATCAAACAAACAACGAGACCGCAGGAAAACTTCTATCTTATTGTAAAAAGAATTCTCATTGGTCTATCTTTGAGATGGTAGACGCAACAATTGAGATTAAGTGTACAAGAGATATTGGTAGACAGATTCTGCGGCATCGGTCTTTCAGTTTTCAAGAATTTAGTCAGCGATATGCTGAAGCACAGGATTTTACATGGAGGGAACCAAGACTACAAGATACAAAGAATAGACAGAATAGTCTAGAAGGAGTAGACAAAGACACTAGAGATGCATGGCAATTGATACAGACAAATGCCTTAGTTCAGGCCAAGAAAGATTATCAATGGGCATTGAATATGGGTATTGCTAAAGAAGTAGCAAGGTCTATTTTACCAGAAGGGCTCACGATGTCTACAATGTATATGAAGGGTTCTCTTCGTTCTTGGATTCATTATTGTGATCTTCGTATGGGTAATGGTACACAAAAAGAACACAGATTAATCGCAGAAAGTTGTTGGCAACTACTATCCGAGAAGTTTCCAACCGTATTTTTAGAGGGAAATTAAATGCAAAATCATCTTCCAACCGAATATCAACAGTTTATTCATCTATCACGTTATTCACGTTTTATGTGGGATCAGGGTAGACGTGAGAGTTGGACCGAGACAGTAGGTCGTTATTTTGATTTCTTTGAAGAAGATCTACAAGACAAACATAATTTTAAGTTAAGTAAGAAGGATAGAGACGAACTAGAAGATGCTGTATTAGATCAAAAGGTAATGCCCTCTATGCGATGCCTTATGACTGCTGGACCAGCATTGAAGAAAGAGAATGTTGCCGGTTATAACTGTTCATATCTTGCGATTGACCGTGTTCAAGCGTTTGATGAATTATTGTATATTCTTATGAATGGTACTGGTGTAGGATTCTCAGTAGAACGCCAGTTTGTTACTAAACTCCCCATTGTTGCCGAAGATTTCTTTGATTCGGATGTAGTAATCACAGTAGCAGATTCTAAGATTGGTTGGGCAAAGGCACTCAAGGAACTTATTGCTCTTCTCTATCAGGGTCAAGTACCTTCTTGGGATACCTCTAAGGTACGTCCGGCTGGAGCACCATTAAAGACTTTTGGTGGGCGCGCATCTGGTCCAGAACCACTTGAAGATCTTTTCAAGTTTGTAACCTCAATTTTCCGTGGAGCTGCTGGTCGTCGTTTATCTTCGCTTGAATGTCATGATATCGTATGTAAGATTGCTGAGATTGTAGTTGTAGGCGGTGTTCGTCGTAGTGCTCTTATCTCACTATCTAATCTATCTGATGATCGTATGAGACACGCAAAAGCCGGTCAGTGGTGGGAACAAAATCCACAAAGAGCACTTTCAAATAACTCAGCATGTTATACAGAGAAGCCTGATATCGGTATCTTTATGGAAGAATGGTTATCCCTATATAATTCTAAGTCTGGTGAACGTGGACTATTCAATCGTGAATCTGCAAAGAAGCAGGTAGCAAAGACAGGTCGTAGAGATGTAGATCATGAGTTTGGTACTAATCCATGTTCAGAGATTATTCTGAGAGACCGTGAGTTTTGTAATCTTTCAGAAGTTGTGATTCGTTCTACAGATAGTCTAGAAACACTAAAGGAAAAGGTACGTCTTGCTACTATTCTTGGAACGTTTCAGTCAACATTGACAAACTTTAGATATCTATCAAAGAAGTGGAAAGAGAATTGTGAAGAAGAACGTCTTTTGGGTGTTTCATTAACAGGGATTATGGACAATGATCTTACAAATGGAAAGAGTGAGAAGAAAGGTAACATTAAGACTCATCAAGTTCTACAGGAACTTAAAACCGTCGCAATCGAAACAAACAAAGAGTGGTCTAAGAAAATTGGTATCCCACAGTCAGTTTCGGTTACTTGTGTTAAGCCTAGCGGTACTGTTAGTCAACTTGTTGATGCTGCCAGTGGCATTCATGCACGACATAATCCTTACTATATACGGACGGTTCGTGGAGATAAAAAAGACCCTCTGGCGATCATGATGAGAGATGTTGGTTTTCCTGTTGAAGATGATGTAATGAAACCAGAACATACTTATGTGTTTTCATTTCCAATGAAGTCACCGGATAGTTCTGTGTTTCGAACTGATATGTCTGCAATTGAACAGTTGGAACTATGGAAGACTTATCAAGACGCTTGGTGTGAACATAAACCTTCTGTAACTATTTCTGTCAAAGAACATGAGTGGTTAGAGGTTGGTGCGTGGTGTTATGAAAATTTTGATTATATGTCCGGTGTATCATTCTTACCATTTTCTGATCACACATATCGTCAAGCACCATATCAAGATTGTACTGAAAACGAATATCAACAACTACTAGAGAAGATGCCAAAGAATGTGGATTGGACTCTTCTACAGAATTATGAGACAACTGATCTAACACTTGGAGCGCAGGAAATGGCTTGCGCCGCTGGAGGATGTGAAATTATTTAAAAGATTAAAGGTAACTCGGAGTATCAAATGGAAACGATAACATGTGAGGAGTGCGGAGCAGAATTTGATATACAACATAATGAAATGAATAAGGTCGTATACTGCCCATTCTGCGGAGAAGTCATACAACAAAATGAAGATTTTGATGAATGGGCAGAAGACCAAGAATTTTGGGATGAAGAAGACGAATAATGTATGATAATCCTTGGATGTACCAAGGAGAAGTATTTGATGAGAATTTAGTTGACAGGTATCATGGTTTCGTTTATTGTATTACTTGCCCCGATGGTAGAAAATATATTGGTAGAAAGACATTTTGGTTCATGAGAAAAACTCGTGGGGCGAAGCGGCGTAGTCGTATCGAAAGTGATTGGCGTGATTATTATGGTTCCAGTGATGTTGTGAAAGATCTTATAAATCAATCTGAGACAAGTAATTTTCAAAGAGAGATACTATCATTACATAAGACTAAAGGTGAAATGAACTATACTGAAGTTAAAGAGCAGTTTCAGAGAAATGTTTTAGAATCGTCGGAATATCTCAATGATAACATCAATGGCCGGTATTTTAAGTCGAGAGTGGAGAAATGGTTAGAATAATGTTGATGAAATGGAGCTGAATATGCAAAATGAATTGCCAGATCATTTGGGTGGTCAAAATGGTAGGAGTTGGACGGATGATGGATCGCTTAATATTATGTGGAATCTTGGTTGCCGAAAGATGCTTGATGTCGGCTGCGGATTTGGAGGTCAAGTTAAATTAGCAGAATCTCTTGGATGGGAATCTTATGGCGTTGATGGTGATTGGACAGTCCTTCCTAAAGAATCCAATTTTCATTTAAATGATTATACAAAAGGAAGTCCTACTTTAACTTATGAAGTTGATTTAATTTGGTGTGTAGAATTTTTAGAGCATGTAGAAGAAAAGTATATGGACAACTATATGTCTACATTTCAAGATAGTAAAGCAAAATATCTTATCGTCACCCATGCTGTACCAGGACAAGCCGGTCATCACCATGTTAACTGTCAAGAGGAAGATTACTGGCTAGATGCTTTCAAAAGATATGGATTTGAATATGATGAAACACTTACTAAACAAATTCGAGAAGAATCTACTATGAAAAAACCTTTTGTTGCCAGAACAGGATTAGTATTTAAGAGGAGTTAATAATGTTGTATAATGATGTATATAAAAGTTCTCATAAAACTCTTGATAGGTATCCTCTAAATGATGTAGATTTAACTGAGAAAGGTATTCATCTATATAGAAAACTTCAGGCAGAAATTAAACACTTTCAAAGATTAAAACAAGTTGACAAAGAGAACTTAGACTATTATAATGTAGGATTAATAGTTCATAAAGGATTTGTTGGTTCTAGTGTTGACGTTGAAAGGGCTTTAAAAGAATTCGAAAATTTCGAGGTAGCGGTATCTAAAAATTCTAACAATATTCTTTCAATGAATAGAGATAAGTCTAGATTATTATATAATATATCATTACTAATCTATCCCCACATTTATAAACTTATTGGAGGAGATGAGCGAGAAGTAGAAACCAAGTTCAGAAATAACACATTTGCTCAAATCGTAAGAAATAGACCAGGAGATGACGATCATCAAAAATTAATGCATCTAGATACATACTTTCCTGCAATCAAGTTTTGGTGGTTTCCAAAGAAAGTCGATGATGGTCCATTAATGTTTGCTAAGGGTAGTACAAAATCAAACGAAAAAATGCAGATGTGGTATTATCAACAAAGTGTAAAAGCGTGTAAAAAAGAATACGAAGAGTGGAGAGCAAAAGATCATTATGAAGGATCGTTTAGAGTAAGTGAAGAAGAATTACAAGAGATGGGTTATGAAATGGAACCCATCTACGTAAACGAAGATACATTAGTTATTGCTAATGTTGGTGGTTTTCATTCTAGAGGTAATACAAAAGAATTGAATAGAAGAGTTGCTATTCATGGCAGTGTAAGATTAGATAATCCATTGGGAGATACAATATATGTTAAAGATATACTCAAAAGTTTATCCAGATAAGTTATGTCATATGGTATATCGTTCTGACGATTTAACAGAGAATAGAGAAGATGTTGCACCAGAAGATCAATTTATTCAAGTCTCGGCTTTAAAATTAGAAGCAGGAAAGACGTTTCGACCACATAGACACATTTGGAAAAATGCCCCTAGAAAACAAGTTGTCGCTCAAGAATCTTGGTGTGTTATGGAAGGTAAAGTAAAAGCACATTTCTATGACGTGGATGATACTATTTTAGAAGAAATTGTTTTAAATTCAGGAGATATTTCACTTACGTTTGAAGGTGGTCACACATACACAATTTTAGAAAACGCTAAAGTTTATGAATACAAAACTGGTCCATATGAAGGTGTAGAAAAGGACAAGGTATTTTTAAATGGGGACGTATAACGTTCGTGGTGGACTAGGCACTCAAATACTATCACTTTATACATGTTATGCCATAGCTAAAGAAAATAATACAACAGTAAATAAAATATTGTTTAACACTGGTGGTTATTGGCAAAATTCAGATATTATAATGGATGAAGATCGTATCTTTTTCGACGACTTTTTGACGTTCAAAAAAAGACCAGAAATTACTACGGTGATTGGTACTAATAAAACCAATCCTTTCAAAGAACCTAATGTTTCTCTCTTACTTAAATGGTGGGAAAATATTAATGAATCTGAAATTAGTTTAAATTTGAACGGTTGTGATTATGTTAATTCTGGTAAAACTGTGATTCATGTCAGACAATCAGATAGACCTTTGATACCAATTGAAGTATATGATGAAGAAATTAGATATCATAAAAATCCTATTATATTATCTGAAGACAAATCTGTACATAAAAGATATGGTATTACACCAACAAACGATACTGTAAAAGATTGGATGACTATATATCAAGCGCATACTGTTATTGGAGGATTTTCTTCTTTTGCATTACTTGCTGGTATGTGGAACCCAAGTCTAAATGTTTATTTCTTTAATAAACTTTTGGCAAATCCAAATGTATCATTCGATGTCTGGAATATTATACATAAATTTGTAGAAAAATTCCCTAACATTAATTGGACATAATATAATGGAGTCTTAAAAATGAAAACTGTTTTGATACTCGGTGGCAGTGGTGGTATCGGTAAAGTTTTAACAAAAATTATGAAGGATAAATATAATGTTACATCTTTATCATCTAAAAATTTAGATGTAAGAAATCGTAAAGAATGTGATATATATTTTAAAACAAATCATTTTGATATTGTAGTAAACTTGGCAGCGTATAATGCTAATGGTTTTACACATAGCATTGGATACATTGATACTGCCAATCAAGTAGATACAAACGTTTGGGGTACTCTAAATGTAGTTCAACTTTGTTTGAAACATTTTATGAGAGAACGTGGTGGTAATATTATTCTCGCCTCTTCTATTCTAGCGGATAAAGCTCAAGTAGGAACTTCTATATATTCAGCAACAAAGGGATTTATAGAATCATATGTTCGTACCGTTGCCGCAGAAAATTTTAATAAGAATGTTTATATAAACGCTATTCAGTTGGGATACTTTGAAAAAGGTCTAACAGAAACTATTAGTGAAGATATTCAACAAGAGATAATGAAGAATATTCCCGCCAGACGATGGGGTAGAATTGAAGAAGTGTACAACACAATTGAATATATATTAAATACTAGTTATGTTTCTGGTCAAACACTTCGCATTAATGGCGGTCTGTTATGAATCCTGAATTAGTAGATCATGGTTCATTTTGTAAGTATAAAATAGAATCAACGTTTGGAGATTACGTTGTTCTAGATTATAACGTATTTTCTTCTGTTATTATGGATATTGGTGACTGGGTTCATATTGCTCCACAGGTTGTTATTATCGGTGGCAGGACTTCCAAGCTTGTTATGGGTCATTTTAGTGGTATCAGTGCTGGCGGCAAAGTTATTTGTGGTGGAGATGATTTTGCTTCTGGCTCTCTTATGAATCCACAAGTACCTAGTAAGTACCGAATTTCAAATATAACTACAGTAACATTCGAGCCATTTTCTTGTATTGGTGTTAATAGTGTTGTTATGCCTGGAATTACTCTAGGTGAAGGAGCAGTAGTAGGTTCAAACTCGACTCTTACTAAAGATGCCGAACCATGGACAATCTATGTAGGCAGTCCTGCAAGACCTATAAAGAAAAGACCAAACGAACTTGCTTATAAGTATGCTAGGGAGTTAGGTTATGACTTTTAATAAATTCTGGAATAGTGAAGGTTATGATATCATTGATTTGGAGTTGACTGATGCCGAAATTAATGGTATAAATGATGATGTAACAAACATTCTAGCACTAGAGAATAAGACGATTCAATCTGACCATTATCAATATACACAGTGGCCCAGATTATTTGAAGCGTGGAAAAAGAGTAGAAATATCGCCAATCTCTGTATGAATGAAAAAATACTTCGTCATCTAGAAAATTGGTATATGAAGAAGGCATTTCCGTTTTCTACAATCAATTTTACAGGTCCATCTAATCAACCACTACATAGCGATTGTATTCATTTTCATACCATACCAGAGAGAATGATGATTGGTGTATGGGTTGCTTTAGAAGATGCGACTATAGAGAATGGTGCTTTGTCTGTAGTTCCAGGTAGTCACGACTGGGATATATATAACTATGAATCTCTAGGTCTTCCACATCCAGACGATATAGAGAATGGTGAAGAGATAAACTATAGAGAATATGAGAAGTTTATAGAGCATCTTGTTTTGATAAAAAAAGGAAAGAGAACTCCTGTTCCCGTGAAAAAAGGTGAAGCGATTATATGGGAAGCAAATCTTCTACATGGCGGTACATTTACGCCACACAAAGATAAAACAAGAAAAGCACAGGCGATACACTACTTCTTTGAGGGGTGTTCTGAGTACTATCATCCAATGTTCTCTAGACCTAGCGAAGGTAAGTATGCTAAAAAATGGTGTAACGAGTATTATAATATAAGAACATATCTGGAGGATATTGATGGTAGAATATAACGCATGGCCAATAGGACAACTACCTAAACATTTACAAAGACCAGAGCTAGACCAAATTAGAGAACTCGGTTACGATTGGAAAGATCCACGCGATGTAGTAGATATGTTTGAAAAAAAAGTTGCCAAATACGCAGGATCAAAGTACGCGGTTTCTGTAGACTGCTGTTCGCACGGTATCTTTCTAGCATTACAATGTATAAAAAGACACAGAAAAAATATATCAACTATTACTATTCCTAAACACACATATGTTTCAGTACCTCAACAGATAATACATGCTGGATTTAAAGTAAAATTAGAAGATAGAGAATGGTCAGGTATATATCAGTTAAAACCTTATAGGATATGGGATGGAGCTACTCGTTGGCAAAGAGATATGTATATGGGTGGATTTCATATCGTTTCTTTTCAATTAAAGAAACGAGTACCTATTGGTAGAGGTGGTATGATTTTACTTGACAATAAGAACGAATACGAGTATCTTAAAAAGATTAGATACGATGGTAGAGATTTAGATGGTAAATATGATGAAGATTCCTTTGAATACTTGGGATGGCATTATTATATGACACCAGAAGACGCCGCTCGTGGTATCATTATTATGGACCAGATTCCTGAATATAATGACGATAGTGGTGATTGGAAGAATTATCCTGATTTATCAAAAGCGAGGTTTTTTAATGAAAGCGTTAATTACAGGTATTAGTGGACAAGATGGTTCTTATCTTACAGAATATCTTTTAAGTCTTGATTACGAAGTACATGGTATTGTCCGTAGACATAGTGTAGCAGAAAATCAAAGTGCAAGATTAGAAAAATTCTCTGATAAAATTGCCGGTCTTCATTACGGCGATCTATTAGATGTACACTCATTATATGATATCATTAATAAAGTTAAACCAGATGAAATCTATAATTTGGCTGCTATGAGTCAAGTTAGAATTTCTTCTGACATCCCCTCTTTTACTATTAAAACAAATTCTCTAGGTGTTTTAAATATGCTAGAGATTACTAGTAAACTCTGTCCAGAAGCAAAGTTTTATCAAGCATCTTCTAGTGAAATGTTTGGTAACAGTGTAGATGAAGACGGATTTCAAAGACTAACAACACCAATGAATCCTGTCAGTCCATACGGCTGTTCTAAAGTTCTTGGTTATAATCTTGTAAGACATTATAGACACGGATATAATATGCTTGCTTGTAACGGAATTTTATTCAATCACGAATCTCCTAGACGTGGAACAAACTTTGTAACGAATAAAGTTGTGAAGAACGCTGTTCTAATCAAGAAAAACAAACTCAATAAACTTGAGATGGGTAATATGGATAGCAGTCGTGATTGGGGTCATAGTTCTGATTATGTTAGAGCAATGCACAAAATTATTAATCATAGTGATCCAGACGATTGGATTGTAGCAACTGGTAAATCCTATACTGTCCGACAAATGTGTGAATATGTCTTTGGCCGACTAGATTTAAATTATGAAGACTTTGTAGTACAAAATCCAAAGTATATGAGACCAGAAGAATTGAAATATCTCTGTGGTGATTCAGAAAAAACTAGAAAGATACTAAATTGGAAACCTAATTATACTTTTGAGTTGATGTTAGAAGAGATGATAGAATATTGGATGGGTAAAACATGAAAATTGTTTTCGCCTGTTGTGATCCCATCTATTTAAAAGAACACGGAGAGGCTTTTGCTAAGAGTGCGATAAAGAATGGCGAAACACCTTGGATTCATATTCTTTGTGACGAAGAAACGAAACAAGAGATTCTGAATCAGAATTCTTTTGATTGGCATATCGGGTGTCATTTTAGTTTTAGTGACATTGAACCAAAAGATCGCATGATGTATGCTTGTTCTAGATTTATAGTTGCTTCTGATATAATTAGACAAGACAATGTTTCTGAAATGTTGATTGTTGATATTGATGGATTTCTAAGAAAACCTATTGATTGGGACGATTTTAAAAATTGTGATTATTCAATTTTCACAAGAGATCCGTTACCAGGAACAGTAGGATGGGAAAATGAAGGAACCCATGTAGCTGCTGGTGCTATGTATCTGAGAAAGTCGGGTTATAGTTTCATTGATACCGTGGCACATAATCTCATGGAAAATATCAAAAAACATGGCTGTATTTGGTTTATGGATCAAGTCATTTTGTGGAAAGTTCATCAAAATATAAAAGACTTGAAGTTTGTTCAGATGCCCTCTAAGTATATTGATTGGGAGTTTAATGAAGACAGTATCATCTGGACTGGCAAAGGTAATCGAAAAAATCAAAAAAACTATCTAGAGGAACGCAAAAGTGCAAGTTGATATATACATGCCTAGACTAGACGTTATGTTTAAAGAAGGTCCTGTTCCAGAACAAAGAGGACCAATCGCTCCAATACGAGTCCATTGGATAAAGTTTATTGAACAACTATATAATGCTCATGACGTTTTAAAAGACGACGTAAGAGTCATTGAAGTTCCTTTGTGGCAGATTACGACTGAATTTGTAAAAGAACACAGCAAAGACGCTGATGTTTATTATATACCACACAAGATGGAACAAACTTGGTGGTTAGATAATCGTGTTAGATATTATATGCAGATGGTTATACCACATATCTTTTCTATTGATAGTAAAGGTTGGTGCGCTACTGCTTCATCTTATCCTATGGAAAATCTTAGTAAGAATACTGAAAGACACCATCTATTTGATAGAGTTGATTCTGGTGAGACAAAGTTTGATCAACCTAGTTCAAACGATACAGCTTTATCTTTCAAACCATATGTGTTTTTTCCTTGTCAGATACCACACGATGAGACTATCATATATCATAGTGACGTGAAAGTAGAAGAAGCTTTGGAGATGACCCTAGATTGGGCTTCAACAACTGCTAAGAAGGTTGTTATCAAAGGTCATCCTGTCAATCCAGGTTCTATGGAATCTATAAAAAAAGTTGCTAATCGTTATAATTGCGTTTGGGTAGATAATTTCAACATCTTTGATTTGATAAAAAATAGTGAGATGGTTGTGACTGTAAACAGTGGTGTGGGGTTAGAATCTATCTTAGCCGGCAAGAAAGTTGTCACATTTGGTAGGGCAGATTATGATACCGTCACATGGAAGGTAAATCCTAAAGAATATCGTGATTCTTTATCTAATGCTTATAACACTGATTGGATTAATTTTGAAAGATACAATAAATTCATTCACACTTGGTATGAGACTCATTACGATTATACCAATCCAGAAAGTTTTAAAAAATTAAAAAATTTCTGTTGACATTTAATCAGCATGGTACTATAATGATTAAAGTGAGTTCAGTTTCTATGGAGACCTATGTCTTATGAAACGACTGTTTGGGAAATATATAAAGGTAGTATAATGGAAAAGATAATTGTCGCTGATTGCGACGGTGTACTTCTGAATTGGGAGTACGCTTTTGATTGTTGGATGAATGAACGTGGATTCTTCAAAGGTCCAGAGTCTGATCTCTATTATGAGATTGGATCTCGATATGGTCTCACAAAACAACAAGGTAAGAGTTTTATAGCAGAATTCAATCAATCTGCTGCAATTGGTTTTCTACCAGCCCTCCGAGATGCCGTTTGGTACGTCAAGCGACTCCATGAAGAACATGGATATGTCTTTGATGTTGTAACCAGTCTCTCTACTGATAAACATGCTGCAATGCTACGTGAACGGAATCTTAAGAAGGTTTTCGGCGAGAACACTTTTCGTAATATCATCTGTCTTGCTACTGGTGCTCGAAAAGATAAGTATCTTAAAGAACACTACGAAGATTCAGGATACATCTGGATTGAAGATAAGGTAGAGAATGCAGACGATGGTCTAGCTGTTGGTATGAAACCTCTTCTAGTAGAACACGGTTTCAATATGAATGAAGAGAATCTTTCATATCCAATCGTCAAAAACTGGAAAGAAATTTATGAAAGGGTAGTTACATCATGACTGATATTGATGAAAAATTACTGAAACAAATATACGACCTTGCCGGTGATATTAGATACGAACAGGTATACGACGAGGTACTTGATAATACAGTAAAACACATTGATAATTGTAATGGTAATGGTCTTATAGTTGCAGGTGTAATGTTAACCCAAGCATTGAGTATATACAAAACAATGTTGACAGAAGACGGATTTGATGATATAGTAGAAGGTATCGTAGAAGGTATCGTGGCAAGCAAACGTCATGTACAGAAGTTCAATGTTCCTACTACAACTAACAAAACGTTACATTAGTAAAGGAGTTGACCAATGAAAGTTTTTCTGATCATTCTAACCTCATTTGGCGGTCTTGCCGGTGATATTAGATACGAACAAGAAACATCTTCTTACCGAGATTGTGCTATTGCTGCTGAATCTATCAAGAACAATCCCGGTAAGTTCTATCGTAATATTGAAGAGTATACCTATAACAATATTGATGCATGGTGTGAATACCGATGAATATTTTTGCTCTATCAACGTGTCCTGAAGAATCTGCACAGATGATGTGTGATAAACATGTTGTCAAGATGATTGTGGAAACTGCACAACTTCTATCAACAGCACATCGTATTCTAGATGGCGAACAATATACCGATAAGACTGCTAACGGTAGGTCTATCAAACGATGGCGACATCCTAATCATAATTTAGAATCTAGTCTCTACAAAGCATCACATGTCAATCATCCTTCTGCGGTATGGGCACGTGAATGTAACAATAATTACATTTGGTTACAATGTCATTTTGAAGCCCTGTGTAGTGAATATACATATCGATATCACAAAAAACATTTGACAGAAGAGAAACTCGTTGATATACTATCTCATGTACCAAATAATATTCAACGAGCCAAGTTTACACCCATTCCACAAGCAATGCCTGATAAATACAAAAGTTCTCATTTCGTAGACGCTTATAGGAGTTATTATGTTGGTGAAAAAGCAAGTTTTGCAAAGTGGACAAACAGACCAGTTCCTCAATGGTGGAACGATCCCTCTTATAAATCATGATGAAACAGACGTACAATGGCTTGAACCAATGCAAGCTAAATGTCTGTTAGAAGCTCCAAACTCTTCATGGAGATACGCCCATATATACTACAGAGAACAAGCAGCAAAGTGGGAAGAGAAACTAAGAGTACTAAACAAAGAACGCATTTTACGACAACTAAATCATTTATGAAAGGAAACTGAGTTGGGTAAGAAGAAGGCTTCAGGCAAACATTACGTATCTAATGGTGAACGTCCAAACGTTAACAGGTCTACTGTAAAGTCGGTCAGACGTAATATTACGCGAGTGGACCGATTGGATGATATTATGAAGGCGTGGCGACGTTTAGAGAATCCTTGGATTACGATTCCTAATCCAAATACGAAGGAAACAAACAAACGCCATATTCGTGTTCGCACTAATGACTTGTTTGGAGATCCAAAGGGAGAGTTTCGAATGGCGGTTAGTACGACATGACAAAGCTAGAAATATATACACAAAATGGATGTTCTTATTGTACAAGAGCAAAAACTCTTTATATAAGTAAACAGGAAATGTTTCCTGAATATGTTGAGTATAATATTTCTGAAAGCGAGGTTTGGAAAAACGAATTGAAAAATAGAGTGCCAGATGTAAAAACTGTTCCTCAGATTTTCATCAACGATAAACATATTGGCGGATATGATGAGTTCTGTGATTGGATTGATAATCATTATAGTGGGAGTTGAGAATGCAAGAATTTGAACGTGATTTGTTGGTTCATGCTTTACGTACAAGTGTAGTTCGTCTTGAGTTTACTAAGAAGAGTGGTGAATATCGTGTAATGAAGGCTACTCTAAAGGAAGATATGATTCCATCAGAACATCAACCTTCAGGCGAAGGTGTTTTAAAGACAGCAGAAGTACGCCCTGTATATGACCTAGATAATATGGGTTGGCGATCCTTTCGTTGGGATACTCTAAAAAGTTGGGCGGATTGGGAGAAATTTGAAGTATAAATAATATGATAATTTTGAAGGAGATATTATTAACAACAAAAAGGTAAAACTATGTTTAAATATATTAAATATCTATCTGTAGTTACTTTGTTATTTTTAACAACAGTTTCGGTAGCAAAGGCGGAAGAATCAACGACAAAGGCGCCAGAACTTGTTCCTGGTCTTGATTTTATTATTAGCGCAGACAATATGTATTCTGTTGAATCAGAAAATTTTAAGACTGAATTTGGTATAGAAGCGGAAGCTACTAATTTAGGTATTCTCGTGGGATTGTATCCTTTAGTACATTGGGATTCACAAGATGCATCTGAATACAAAGCAGAGATTACTTGGGATCTTGATGCCGAATGGTTTCAACTATCTCCACACGCAGACGTTATCATGGACAGAAATTTAGAACATCAAGAAACAACAGTTGGTGTTAAAATCTCAAAAAGGTTTTAATATATTATAGGGGGTGAAATTCCCCCTATAATCATAATGGAGGATATTATGTCGCATAGAAGAGATGATTACCCAGATTTTATAGATGAAATTTATGTACCAAGAAAAAACGAAATCTGTGAAGAATGTCAAAGACCTGCTATTACATCTACATTAGATAATTGTCATAGATTAAATTGTCCATATCACAAAGATTATTATACTGATTAAAGGTTTTTAAGAATGTCGTTGAAAGTAGTTATGAATGAAAACGAGTTAAACAATTCTATTGGTATTGAGACAAACGAATTGAATAGAAATGCTATGGGTGGCACAGAGATGATGCAACATGCATTATATTCAAAGTTATCAAAGGAGTTGTTAGATAAATTCCAAATTATTCCATCTAGAGTTAGGAATATTGATCCTAATCGTCTTCCTATTCTCTGGTTGCACGATTTGGCGGAAGACCCTGAATCCAGGCACCTCAGTGATAGTGGAAATCGGAGCAGATTCAGACGACTTGTTTTTGTATCCCACTGGCAATTTACAACTTATCATAAAGTTTTAGGTGTCCCCTACAGCGATTCTATTGTTATTAGAAACGCTATTGAACCTATTCCTACTCACGAAAAATCAAAAGAAGGTCCATTGAGACTCATCTATCACACTACACCACACCGTGGTCTTGATGTGTTGTTAGCTGTTTATCAGAAACTATCTGAAAAATGGGGCGATAGAGTTCATCTAGATGTATACTCATCTTTTAATATCTATGGATGGCCACAGAGAGATGAACCATTTGAACAATTATTTCAAATTTGTCGTGATCATGAACATATCACATACCATGGAACTGTATCCAATCAAGAAGTAAGAGAAGCATTACAAAAAGCACATATTTTTGCATACCCCAGCACATGGCAAGAAACTTCTTGTATTGCTGCGATTGAAGCGATGAGTGCTGGTTGTTGCGTAGTTTGTCCATCTCTAGCGGCACTTCCAGAAACTACTTCTAACTTTTCTCTTATGTATCCATTTGATGAGGATAAGAATCAACACGCTCATATGTTCTACCAAGTTCTAAATGCGGCTATAGAATCATATTGGGAAGAAGATATGCAAACAAAATTGCAGTTTCAGAAACTCTACACAAACACATTCTATAGCTGGGATCTACGAGCACAAGAATGGGAGGGATTATTAAAATCCCTATTAGACCACGAAAAGTAATTATAGTTTGTTTAGAGGGTTATTCAAGGCTTTTTCTATAGTCTTGTTTACCCTATCTTCTAGTTCGCGAATATCAGATTCTACTTTTCTTCGCGTTGCATCCATTCTATCATCCGCAGAGTTAATCATCTCTCTCATATCTTTTTCAGTAGATCTCATAAGTTCTCTGATTTCGCGTTCTGTAGCAGAATTCTTTTTCTCTAGTTCGTATATCGTGTCTGATAATTGATTCATATCGTTCTTTAGATCGGTACGCATATCTCGCGCGGTTTCTTGAGCCTCACCTACTAGTACATATGACTCTTCGACCTTCTGTTTCAATAATTCTACTCTTTTATCGAAGCCAGAAAGATCAGGAGCAACATATGTTGTAATCTTTTGTTTCATTGTCGTATAATCTTTATAGACCTCAAAGGCGCCGTACAAACCACCAATTAAAGTGGATAGCGCCATTGCGACAGCAACCATCTTGCCACCCTTGAATTTAACTCCAGCAAATTCTATCTCTGCCATTTTACCTTGTACCTATTACCCTATTATTGAATTGTGATCTTTCTAACTCATTAAACTTCTGATCATTCATCAAGAATCGACTAATAAATCTGTTATCCTGTATACTTCCACCAGGAATCTGTGTTTGTTCATAAAAAGGTTTATCCTGTAACTGCACGCCAGTATAATCTTTAAATCCCGGAACATATCCCATCATAGCGACGATTGATGCCTGTGCTGCTACTTGTGTTTCAAGTGCTGCTGACTCACCCATCTTTTCTGCTAATGACTCAATACGTTCCTGTATAGCTTGTTTAATTCGTACTTCTTTAGAAGGTTTTTCTTTTTCCTTCTTTGCTTCTTTCTTTTTGGGTTCTTCTTTTTTCTCTTCTTTTACTTCTTCTTTAGTCTCCTCTTTCTTTTCCTCCTTCTTCTCTTCTTTCTTTTCTTCTACAGCGGCAACTTTAATTTCTTCTTTTGTTTCTTCCTTAGTTTCTTCTTTGACTTCTTCAGTATTAGTCTCTACTTCTGCTGCTATCTGTTGTTCAATTTCTTGTTCTACCTCAGACTCAATCTCTGCGACTACTGCTTGTTGTTCTGCTGCTACAGCTTGTTGAACCTCTTGTCTAGTTTCTGCTTGTAAAGTTTCTACTCGTGCGGTAAACGCCGCTGTTGCTGTATCTAGTTGTGATACTTCTGGTATAACTACAGTTACATTAGGAATACCTTCAACTTCAACTACTGATGTTGTAATCTCTTCTTTATTTGTTTCTGTGACTGCAACAACTACAGTCTCTTCTATTGGATTTGCTTCTGCTACTGTCTCTACTTGTTGTTCGTCTTCAGCGGTTTTTGTTTCTTCTGCTTGTTTCTCTTGTTGCGCTGCTAGTGCTGCTGCATATCCATCACATGTAGGACTAAACAAAGGATCTATATTACAGTTTCTAGCGATAACCGCCTGTTCGTAACCCGGACATCTTGTATCATATAATGGATCTAAAGAACACTGTTGATTGTAGTAAGCAGTTGCGTAACCTGGGCATTCTGTATCATAGAGAGCGTCAAGACTACATTGTTGATTGTAGTAAGCAGTTGCGTAACCTGGGCATTCTGTATCATAGAGAGCGTCAAGACTACATTGCTGATTATAATAAGCGGTCTTATATCCCGGACAACTAGAATCATATAATGGATCTAAAGAACATTGTTGATCGTAGTATGCCTGTGTGTATCCAGGACATTCACTATTATAAAGAGGATCTAAAGAACACTGTTGGTTGAAATATGTTTCATTATAATCAGTGCAGTCAGTATCATATAAAGGGTCTAAAGAACATTGTTGATCGAAATAAGCTTCTGCATAACCAGTACATTCAATATCATATAAAGGGTCTAAAGAACACTGTTGATTAAAATAAGTTTCTGCATATCCTGAACAGTCTTCGTTATATAAAGGGTCTAAAGAACACTGTTGATCGAAATAAGCTTCCGCATATCCTGAACAATCTTCATTATATAAAGCATCTAAAGAACACTGTTGACTAAAGTAGGCATCAGCATATCCTGAACATCCACTATCATACAGAGCGTCTAGTTCACACTGTTGATTATAGTATGCTTGAACGTAACCAGAACAATTCTCTGAGTATAATGGATCACTATCACAAGGATCAGAAGCAGATGCAGTACCAGCAGTTCCATCACTATAACTATACACGTTATTTGTCGCTGACCAACCAGTTACTCTATCATCGGCTGTAGAAGATCCAAAATTATATAATGTACCACCTGGATTTGTATATTGATATTGTGTCCATTCGCCTTGTGTAGCATCGCCTATAACACCAATAGTGAAAGCATGGTTTTGTATGTTGATCATTTGATGGTACATATCAAAACTACCATCTGGACGAATTTCTAGACCTACTGTATTCCGATTACTGTTATAATATTCACTTATATTATTCCATTGATATCTTTGGTAATTTTCATTACCCTGTGTGTAAAATCTTCCTTCTGTTGAATTGTCTATCAAGTCTGTCCATAATACAGCAATTGCATAGTTATAAGACGAACTAAGGGTTGAATTGGTGTCTAAATTAATACCATTACAACACCAATGGGTCGTTGGATTTACAAATTGAACAACACCATTACTATGCATATAGGATGTGGTATAAGTATTTCCATAGAAAGGAAATGAAAATCCTAGATTTACCTGTGCGTAACCATCGTCGCTGATATTATGTTCAACGATTGTAGGAGCACCTGTAGAGGTGTCAAATGTTTGTGTTTGAGCACTAGCGTTATAGGAGCAAAAGCAAACCAAGAATGCCAAGAATGCCGACGCCAAATACTTTAGCTTCATCGTCATCTACTTTGTCTCCATCTAGATCTTTTGATTCTGCATCTGGAACCATTTCGGGGTTTGCATCCCACTGGTCAGCGGCTGGTTGTCCAATTTGACCAAGATAAGGACAGGGTGTACCTGCCATTTTCATGGCATCAAACACTCTTCTATCTTGACAGAGAACACTAACAGCGGCGACTTTCATGCCCATATCATAAAGGGTTTTACTCAACTTCAATCTCTCACAATTTGGGTCACGAACAGTGGTCCCTTTACTGAGACCTAAAATCTGTGTTTGTACAGCAGTACTCGCGCCCGTAGTGCAAAGATCCATATTATTACTATTAATACTTGGAGAAATAGCGCTGGGTGGTGGATTAATCACTATCGTTTTTGTATCAGTGTCAGTAACGACATTACTAGTACTGCTACTATTACTCGTATTCACATTATTGTTATTGTTATTTGTAGTAATAGTGCTTTGAGCAAACACAGAAGATGAAAACATAAAAACCACGATAAATACCAAAAACGGTATTGCGGTTTTCATTTTTGCCTTACACCTCCTTATTATTGTCTATACGGTTTATTTATATTTAAGGATATTTAAAATGCTCACAATAAAAACTTTATTAGCATCTTTTATGATATGGATGAATGTTCATACAGGGTTGACAATACCTCATTTACCAGATATAATGTTAAAAGATAAAGAACAGTTATTTCATATGGTTTATCCAGGAGTGAAATATGAAGGTCCTGAGAAATCAGTAAATGTGATGGGAGTGTATGTATCTGATACGATATATCTACCAAATGATTTTGATGTGAATGATATATGGGATCAAAGCATTTTATTACACGAACTCATTCATCATTATCAAGAATATAATGACATTGAGGATTTATACGAATGTCCACAGCGAAGAGAATATCATGCTATAATGATTCAGAAAGAGTGGCTGGATCAACAAGACAAAAATATCTGGGAATATTTAAGTCCATTGTGGGTTCTTGGGGCAATGAGTTGTCCTGGATTGATGGGAGATGGTCGAGCACGATGAGAAAACCGCCTGGCCATGCAGGATACGTCAAACCAGACGATCCCTGGTGTGATGAGTTTATAGATTATATCGATACGAGATATGGTGGTCGTGTTGAGTTACAGCAGTTTCTCAAAGATATGGATTGGAAGGGAACAGATACACCATGGGGCCCCGGATTGAGATGGACCTACGATTTTGGCAAAGACCAAAAATTTTATATCACAACAAAAAAAGGGGTTGACAAAAAATAAAATCTCTGGTATTATATAAACATGATGAACGAAAGAGTGAATGAGATGACTACTTTTGATTTTGGCAACGGCCTGGTCCCCGCCCACCAGCATTCTAATGGTGGTGGATGGGTTGCTGATACCGCCACTGTTTCTGAGACCGCCTATGTTGGGCCTAACGCTGTGGTTTCTGGTAACGCTAGGGTGTCTGGTTGCGCTGTGGTGTATGATAACGCTATGGTGTCTGGTAACGCTATGGTGTCTGGTTACGCTGTGGTGTCTGGTTACGCTGTGGTGTCTGGTTACGCTGTGGTGTCTGGTTACGCTGTGGTGACTGGTGACGCTGAGGTGTCTGGTAACGCTAAGGTGTACGGTAACGCTTGGGTGTCTGGTAACTCTAAGGTGTATGGTTACGCTGTGGTGTCTGGTAACGCTAAGGTGTATGATAACGCTGAGGTGTCTGGTAACGCTTGGGTGACTGATAACGCTTGGGTGTCTGGTAACGCTTGGGTGACTGGTGACCCTGTGGTGTCTGGTGACGCTGAGGTGACTGGTGACGCTGAGGTGTCTGGTAACGCTAAGGTGATTGATAACGCTTGGGTGTCTGGTAACGCTATGGTGTATGATAACGTTATGGTGTCTGGTAACGCTGTGGTGACTGGTAATGAATGAAGGAGTGAATGAGATGACTACTTTTGATTTTGGCAACGGCCTGGTCGCCGCCCACCAGCATCCTAACGGTGGTGGATGGGTTGCGGATACCGCCACTGTTTCTGAAACCGCCTACGTCGGACCTGACGCTATGGTGTCTGGTAACGCTATGGTGTCTGGTAACGCTATGGTGTATGGTGCCGTCGTGGTGTCTGGTGACGCTGTGGTGACTGGTGACGCTAGGGTGTATGATAACGCTAGGGTGTCTGATTACGCTTGGGTGTCTGGTGACGCCAGGGTGTCTGGTAACGCTATGGTGTATTGTGGCGCTGTGGTGACTGGTGACGCTAAGGTGTCTGGTGACGCTGTGGTGACTGGTTACGCTAAGGTGTCTGGTGACGCTGTGGTGTACGGTAACGCTTGGGTGTCTGATTACGCTTGGGTGTCTGGTTACGCCGTGGTGGATGGTTACGCCGTGGTGGATGGTTACGCCGAGGTGTCTGATTACGCCAGGGTGACTGGTAACGCTAGGGTGTATGGTAACGCTGTGGTGACTGGTTACGCTAAGGTGTCTGGTGACGCTGTGGTGTACGGTAACGCTTGGGTGACTGGTAACGCTGTGGTGTCTGGTAACGCTCAGGTGTTTGGTAATGAAAGAAGGAGTGAATGAAATGCTACAAGTTAATGATACAGTTGTTCTTACAGGCAAGACACGCCATGGTAAAAACCGTATTCAGCAACATGGTAAATTGTGGTTTGTACAAGAAGTACGAGGTGGTAAAATGCATCTCCGTAGTGAACACAAAACTGATGGTCCTATGCATAATAAGGATTTTGACGGACGTTGGGTAGAATTACAAAATGACCCAAACTTTGAATGGCTAAAAGGAGTCTAAAATGAACGATACTAATGAAATGACTGCTTTTGATTTTGGCAACGGTCCGGTTCCCGCTCACCGTCATCCTAACGGAGGCGGTTGGGTTGCTGATACCGCCACTGTTTCTGAGACCGCTTATGTTGGACCTGATGCTGAAGTGTATGATAACGCTGAGGTGTATGATAACGCTAGGGTAACTGGTTACGCTAAGGTGTCTGGTAATGCTGAGGTGTCTGGTGACGCTAGGGTGTATGATAACGCTTGGGTGTCTGGTAACGCTTGGGTGACTGGTGACGCTTGGGTGTCTGATAACGCTAGGGTGTACGGTAACGCTAAGGTGTATGATAACGCTATGGTGTATGATAACGCTAGGGTGTATAATAACGCTAGGGTGTATGATTACGCTTGGGTGACTGGTAACGCTAGGGTGACTGGTAATGAATGAAGGAAAAGTCTAAATGTCTCTTAAACCTCGTAAGAAACGTGTACTTGCTCGCCGAGTAACAGGTCTTAGTGGTGCCCCTAAGACTCCTGGACGGGCGGCTGATTTTTATTTTCAATACGAAGTTGAGAATAAACAGATTATAGAATTGGTCAAGTCTTGGATTCGTACTGAGTTTCCTAAGAAAATTGCCACATCTATTCTAAAACAACCAGACTGGAAATTTATGTTTCCACACTGGGCATGTATTATTCACACAAACGATTCCTCTCGTATGGACTATCTTCGAAATAGAATTTCTCAACTGGCAGAGGAAGAAGTGAAAGTCGTAAAATCCCCTAATAAGAATACGACACAAAAAGATAAGATTGATCCAGTAAAAGAATGGATTGGCGAATTAGAAGAGGTAGTAGACCGACAAGATGACAAGTTTGATTTCTATCAGTTTGCTCGAATCAAGAATATGAACAAAGCACAAACTGAAAAAATCATTCAATATTATAAAAGAGAATATGAAGAACTCTTGGAAGTAAAGAAAGGTAAAAGTGAGGATCTTAAAGAAGCCTGGGGATATCTAAAACGTAAAGGTTTGACAAATCGTATTGCATTTTTTGAACGTCTATTGTCTGAACTAGACAAGCATATAAATAATAAAAAGGTAATACGTCGTCCACGTAAACCAAAGGTAAAGTCTGCCGCGCAACTCGTAAAAAACGTCCAATATCTCAAAGAATCGAATGAGTTGAAAGTTGTGTCGGTAAGTCCAGAAACAATTGTTGACATGAAACAATTGTGGGTATATAATGTTAAGTATAAGAAATTGACTTGTTATAACTCTTTGGAGGGTGGTTTTAAGATGAAAGGAACCACACTTCAAAACTTTGATATGGAAACAAGTATGTGTAAGATGTTACGTAAACCTCAAGAGCAACTAGGTGAGTTGCTAAAATCGGGAAAGGTCAAACTCAGGACTTTCATGGATAAACTAACAACCAAACCATCAACGTTTACAGGTCGTATCAATAAAGATACACTATTAGTGAGAGTATTATGAGCAATGTGATTCAGTTTCCTTTGGAACGAATGGGTGTATCGCCCATTGTAAAAGAAAGGAATCTTCCACAATCTGAAGAAGAGACAATAAAGGCTATCACAATCAATCGAATGATGTTGGTAGACGAAGTAGTCAACACAGAATTTAGCCGTCTTGCTACGAAAATGATGATGCAAGGGTTTCCTATAGAAGATTCTGGATTCTTCAAGGATTATATTTTTGTTGGAGAGATGATGAGAGCCATACTATATAATAGTGTGGATATCGAACATCCTTTATATGATGTCATCTTAAACAATCGTGACCGTCTCAAGAAGATGATTGAGAATGGCGATATTGTATTTGGTGACGAAGAGGAAGATGACGAAGAATAAGGTGTGATATGATTTTGTTAGATTTTTCACAGGTATGTCTATCAGGCATTCTGGCGAGTGGCAATAAAGATTTTAGTGAAGATCTTATTCGTCACATGGTACTAAACTCAATCCGTAGCTTTAAGACACGGTTCTCTGAATACGGAGAAATGATACTCTGTTGCGATGACAAGAACTATTGGCGTCGTCAAATCTTTCCTTACTATAAGGCAAATCGTAAGAAGAGTCGAGAAGAATCACCACTCGACTGGAATCTTATCTTTGATACGCTGAATTCAATCAAAGAAGAGATTCGAGATAATTTTCCATATGTCTTAATTCAAATCGAATCTGCCGAGGCTGATGACATCATTGCTACAATGGTCGAACGATTTGGTGGTAATGGTGAAAAGATCATGATTGTCTCTGGCGATAAAGACTTTTCACAATTGCAAAGGTATAAGAATGTTGAACAGTATTCCCCTATTACGAAGAAGTTTATTAGAGTTGAAGATCCTATGGCTTACCTTTACGAACATGTTATCAGGGGCGATGCCGGCGACGGAGTACCTAATATTCTTTCTCGTGATGATGTTTTCGTCGTTGGTGCTAGACAGCGTCCATTAACAAAGAAAAAGGTTGCTGCAATGATTGATGATATGAATCGTGGTATCACTCCTTTTGATGGTGAAGTACATCGAAACTATATGAGAAACATTCAGTTGATTGATCTATCTCGTATACCAGAAACAATCCGTACACAAGTTATAGATACATATAAGAACTATGAAAAAAAGGATAAATCAAAGTTGTTGAACTATTTTATTAAGAAGAGGTTGAAAAATCTAATGTCTGATATTCAGGAGTTTTAAATGAAAGATGGTATTGCTGAAATTATTGAAAAGGCGTCTAAGTTAAAGACAGAAAATGAGAAAATTGCGTATTTACAAGAATCGTCAAAGACCTGTATACCATTGATACTTATGTTCAGACTAATGTTTGATCCGAAAGTATTATTTGATCTCCCAGAGGGTGATCCACCATACAAACCACAACCAAAAGAGTCTGATTTACAAAATTACCTATATCACGATTTTCGTAGAATAAAGTATTTTATTAAAGGTCAGTATGAAAACATCAAACCGATTAAACGGGAAACGATGTTTATCGAATTTCTGGAATCTATGGATCCAGACGATGCTCTAATGATGTTGTCCATCAAAAATAAAAAGAGTCCTTATAAAGGAATCACTAAGGCGCTTATTAAGAAAACTTTCACAGAAGCAAAGGATTGGTAATAGTTATGTCTAAGACTTTTCGGGCTCGCCGTAACAAGTGGGATGATGATTACGATGATTATGATAATCCACGACGAGTAAAAAAATTTCGAAAAATGAGAGAAGAACGTCAAGAATCTTTAAAAAATAAATTTAATTTAAATGAAGGTGAAGATGATCCAGAACATACCATTCATAAATCGTAAATCGGCTGTTATTATAGGTAATGGTACTACAAGACAAAATTTCAATTTAAATAATCTTGTTAATAAAGAAAATCTTTTAATCTACTCGTGTGGCGTTGCTTACAAAGGATTTGACGATCCTAATAAAGTAGATTATCATGTTACCATTGAAGAGTATAGGAGAGACCAGTTAGAAAAAGAAGACCAGTCCCCTATAATTTATCCAGAAGATATTGAGGACCATGTAGAGTCTATGTTTTATCATGGACACGCTGGTCCTCGTCCTCGTTCTAATACTGGTATGTTTGCTATGAAATGTGCTATAAGAACAGGTTGTTCGGTGTTATATATATTAGGATTCGACTCTTTAATTAAAAACGACGAGACTCAATCTATCAGCAATATGTTTAAAGGAAAGGCTGAAACAAGAACAAGAGCTGCGGATAATCCAAATAGAATTAGATATCTAGATTGGTTTATGTCGCATAATCATCTTGTAGACTTTATATTTGTTTTTGATAAACAATATGAGTTTTACAGATGTCAATCCAATAATATGCATGGTTTGTCTTATTCAATGTTTGAGAAGATGTTAACAGATGACATTTCTTTTTGATCCACTAGAAAAAGCAGGAAGCACTACTTTAACCATATTCATAGGATATGATTCTAAAGAAGATTTCTGCGCTAAAATACTAGCGCATACAATTAGAAAATATAGTAATCATAGAAAAGATTTTGTAATTATTCCTTTGATCTACAATCAACTTTATGCCAATGAATATACATCAAGAAAATTAGATAAAAGAGGATCTACAGAATTTTCTATGACTAGATTTCTTTGTGTTCCTATCACAAGATTACATATGCAATATCCTGAAAGTATAGAAAATAAATATAAAGGTTTATTAGAAAGATATTCTTTATTTTTAGATTGTGATATGATGTTTACTGAATCTGTTTGGAATTTATTAAAAGTGGCGGACTTGTCCAAACCAGTTTCTGTTTGTAAACACGATTATTCTTCTGCATCTCGTTATAAGATGCATGGTACTCCCCAAGAGAATTATCCTAGAAAGAACTGGTCTTCTGTTACACTGTGGAATTGTCTTCATGATAAAAGCAAACAGATGACCTTTAAATTAGCTGATACAAAAGATCCGGCATATCTTCATAGATTTCAAGGGTTCGATGATAATGATATTGGAGAACTTCCTTTAAAATGGAATTATCTAGTAGACGAACCAATGGATCGAGATTATTACGGATTAGAAAAAGATGAACTTCCATCTAACATTCATCATACTTTAGGTTCACCTGTTTTTAGATTATATCAGGATAGCGAATATTCTGATCTTTGGAAAGAAAATTTCAAAAGCGTGTTTTCTAGAGATTTTGATGAGACAAAAGACACTATTTGATAAATAGAGATAAGGAGGACTAATGCCAACTTATACATTTTTTAATGAAGAATCCGGCATGGAATGGGATGACATTATGTCAATCTCAGAAAAAGAAAAATTTCTCAAAAATAATTCTCATATTAAACAGGTTATCAGCTCCATGAACATCGTTTCTGGAGTTGGTGGTATTAAGAATGATGGGGGTTGGAACGAAGTAATGGACCGAGTGTCTGATGCTAATCCAAACTCCACGTTTGCTGCTTCTAGAGGATCACGGCAAACATCAAAGGAGGTAAAAACAAGACAGGCTGTAGAAAAGTGGAGAAAGCAGCGAGCAAAAAGTGGAGACTCAGCAAAACTTTAACTCGCACAAAGGAACTAATAAATGTCCCTTATTAACCTAGAAGATTACGGCGTAGGTAAACTTACAAAAAGGCAAAAAAGAGAACTGAGAAAACAACAGAGTAATTCGCTTAGAATACGATCTATTCAACCGAAAACACAAAATCAAAAACGAGCCTTTGATCACTATGACGAAGAATATAATCTTCTACTGCATGGTCTTGCAGGAACAGGAAAGACCTTCATATCACTCTACTTAGCACTGTCTGACGTTTTAAGCCAAGACTGCGACCAACATAATGTTACCATTGTTCGCTCGGTAGTCCCAACAAGAGATATGGGATTTCTACCAGGAAGCGAAAAAGAAAAATCCAAAGTATACGAAGCGCCATACTCTAGCATCTGTAGTGAATTATTTGGAAGAGGCGATGCATACGAGATTCTGAAAACAAAGAATCTTATCAACTTTGTTACAACATCTTATATTCGTGGACTAACATTAGATGATACGATTGTAATAGTTGATGAGGCTCAAAATTTAAACTTCCATGAGTTGGATTCTATCATTACCAGACTTGGTGAAAATAGTCGTATTATGTTCTGTGGTGACTTTAGACAGAGTGATCTTATTAGAGATGAAGAAAGAAAAGGATTATTGACATTTATGAAAATTCTTGATACAATAGAAGAGTTTCAAACAGTAGAGTTTGAGGAAGACGATATTGTGCGAAGCAGTATCGTGAAAGACTATATAATCTCAAAAGCAAAGCAGGGAGTTTTGTAGATATGCGCGAAAAGTTGATTGAACTTGTTTTAGATTACTGTGTACGTAATGAAGAAGATCGGGAAATTCCATATAAAGCAGATGAACTTCGAAAATATACAAATGAGTATCTATTGGAACTGATTGAAAAACAATTAGATTGTTATATGAATGTAGTTCACGGTACTCGTTGGCGAGAAAAGGTTGGAGTTAATCTAGTTCCGCCCTCGACACTAGATCAGTTGAATAAAGAAATTACAAAACAAGTATCCAAAATAAAGTATGCTAATGATTTTTTATATGGTTACGGCGATGTAGACCCTTTATTTCCTAATAAAAACGATAACACTTTTTTAGGATGGGAGTTTGATGAAGGTTATCCAAGATGATGAAATTTATTCATCGCCAAATAAGTTTACCTGATATCAAGGCAACAACGAATAAGGAAACCGGCAGGATGTATCATACTCCTGCCGGTGACTTACCTTCTATCACCACTGTTCTTGGTCGGTTGTCTCGTGACGGTATTATGGCATGGCGAAAAAAAGTTGGTGAAGAAGAGGCAAATCGAATTTCAGGACAAGCATCTTCCAGAGGTACTAGGCTTCATAAAATTTGTGAAGACTATATAAATAATGTTGAACCTGTTTTCAAGTCTCCTTTAGATAAGGAGATGTTTTTAAGTGTTCAAAATACACTAGATAGTATGATAGAAGAGGTTTATGGGCAAGAGGTTCCGTTATATTCTGAGTATCTTGGTATAGCGGGTAGAGTAGATCTTGTCTGTAAATGGAATGGTAAAGCGTCAATCGTTGATTTCAAGACTTCTCGTAAATTAAAGAAACGTGATTGGATCGATAATTATTTTATGCAATGTACCGCATATTGTGTGATGTTTGAAGAACTAACAGGTACGCCGGTGGATCGATTTGTCGTTTTAATAGCAGTAGACCAGGAATCGGAACCACAAATTTTTCTCGGCAAGAGAGACGATTATATCTCTCCGCTGGTCGATGCTATTAGAGGATTCTACGATGAAAAGAATCTTGTTCATCCTAACCCTGCTGTTTTCAGTAGGTTTCACTAACACCGCCGCTGCTCAACGAGTTACCTGTGTTCCTTATGATGATGCTATCACACCTCTTATTGAGACATATGAAGAAAAAGTTTTATATAGAGGAATTACGGACAATAGCAGATTTATGGTGGAAATATGGGCAAATGTTGAAACGGGTTCATTTACCATTGTTCGTATTGGTTATATAGAGAGACAAAAAACGATTTGTGCCACGATTGCCGGTGAAGGGTTTCATGAGGTAACAGTACAGCCCAAGCCCGAAAAAAAATCTCCAAAATCGTAAAAAAACTGTTGACATTTAATCTCTACCGTATATAATGATTATAGTGAATGAGACAGAGAGAGACAGAAACATGACAGGCATTTACAAAGTTTTCCAGATCAACCTCACCGATGAAGAAGTTGACACCATCAACCGCACCGGTGACCATGGCGCTGTTTCTAAGAACGTGCTGCGTATGAAGATTGATATGTCGTTTGGTAAACCTGTTGGACATCTGGTCAAGGAAGCCTTTGAGAAAGGTTACTATGAGCATGTCAGCAACATCACCGCTAATAGCCTTGATGGTGTGTTCCATGTTGGTAATATGGGTCCAGAAGAGAACATCGAACGGTTTCTTCCCATGCACAGCCTGAGTGTTGGTGATGTGATCATGGATGAGAACGGCATGTACCACATGGTTGCAAGTTTTGGTTTTGATGAGGTGGACGAACTTAATTTGGAGATTGCATAAAAAAACTGTTGACATTTAATCTCCATCGAGTATAATGATTATAGTGAATGAGACAGAGAGAGACAGAAACATGACCAGCCGCGTAAAAACCACATGCCTCTGCCCCGGAGCCCACAAAACGACGAACACCTCGCCAGTCGCCTATATCGAGCGGGCGTATGACGATCCTTCAACTTGGTTCGTAAAATACGGCGACTATGCGGGGCGGTGGGCATCCTTCGCGGAGTGCAAGTCTCTCATCGAATCCGTCGCATCCATTGATGACGATAGCCACTCTTACCCCATCACGATCGGATGATGTGGTTGTGATGGTACGCCGATTGTTGAAAAGTGGTCTATCAAAAATTTTCGGGGATATGAATAATTTTGCTTGACATTTAATCTCCATCGAGTATAATGATTATAGTGAATGAGACAGAGAGAGACAGAAACATGATGAAATTTGCCAAATACGACACCAAAGCCATCGATATCAAGACCGCTTGGATGGCTACCAATGCCGAAAGTGAAGTTGATATCATTGAAAACATTAATGATGAATACGAACTTTGGATTGGCAAAAATTTCGTAGAGATGTACGAAACCTTCGATATCGCCAAGCGGAATGCTGAGGCGAAGGTTAGTTTCACTGTCAAGTGGGAGGATTGATATGGCGTTTGCTCCTTATACCAACGACCGTCGCACGATTGGAATTGACTCTAAAGTTCTGGGTCAGTTCCGAGAAAAGGAGTATGATCACTTGTTTGAGTTTGCTGAGAATGATGATTGGTTTGCTGATGAATATCCCCACAAGATTTTCGTTGGTAACGACGAAACTCGTATTGGTCTTGTTAAGAAGACTGTAGCGTATGTGGTCGTAGACGAAGGCGGCGATGGTACGCCGATTGTTGAAAAGTGGTCTATCAAAAATTTTCGGGGATATGAATAATTTTGCTTGACATTTAATCTCCACTGTAAGATAATGATTATAGTGAGTGAGACAACGGAGCAAGCAAAGGAGAGATACTATGCAAATAGGTGATAAAATCCAGCTCAAAGGTAAGAGCAAACACGGTAAGAATCGCATCCAGCAGTTTGGTACGGAGTTTTGGATCAGCGAGATTCGCGACCGTATTCAAACAACCAAACACCGTTCGCTGCCAGGACCTTTTGCAATGGTGTTTAGCCCCACGGGTGACCATCGTTGGATCGCTTTAAAAAATGATCCAGATTTTGAGATATTGGTTGACAAAAATTAATTCTTTTGGTATGATATAAACATGATGAACGAAGGAGAATGATGATGTTGAATGCTCTGAAGATGTTGGTCGAGTTTACTGCTTTCTCTTGTCTGATGGCAGTTATCCTAATGTATATGGTAGCGTTCTCTTAATGAGTTTATTCCTGGGTAGCTCAGTGGTAGAGCTGGCGGCTGTTAACCGCCCGGTCGGGGGTTCGAATCCCTCTCCAGGAGCCAATTTGCTGGTGTAGCTCAGTTGGGTAGAGCAGGGGTTTTGTAAACCTCTGGTCGGGGGTTCGAGTCCCTCCACCAGCACCATTTTTGGAGATGATATGAGTATGCATCTTGTGGGACCGTGGATGACAACAACATCCACTCGTAAACGTAAATCTAAAAAGACCAAACGTCAATTACAAGCCGATATCGAACATGATAAATGGCTTCGTAAGATGGGTGTTCATGCAGATAAACGGGGATTGGCTCAGTCTGGTAGAGCGGGCGCTTTGGGAGCGTCAGGTCGTTGGTTCGAATCCAGCATCCCCGACCAAATTCCTCTCAGTAACAAAATTGTACCGATTCAAACGAATAAATCAGTTGACAGAGAGACAAAACTGATGTATAGTTCTCAATATGTTGTCGGTCAAGCGTATAACAAAGGTGGTCTACAGGTACTATCTAAAGAAGACGCTAATGATCCAACCACTGGAAAGAGGCGAGGATGAATACCATCGATTTTATTAATAATGCAGAATACCTTATTCGTCAGTGTCTAAATCAAACGTGGAACATGCAGATTGATCCACTGATGAAAGCATGGTTGCAGGACGCATGTCTTGATCTTGCAAAAGCAAGAGAAACGGAAAATCGCGATCTCCATTGGACTGAAGATTATTATGAAGAAGTACTACTCCTTCGCAAGAAGGTTGAGAAGTACGAGACCATTCTAAGACATGCAATGTCTGAAAAGACTGGTTAAATCTAGATTATATCATAAAATAACAAATCGCTATGGGATTGAAATGATGATTAAACACGAACCACTATTTGATACTGACAAGATTAGTGAACACTATACTAAGAAAGATGGTGTTCCTGTTACCTATGTGTGTACAAGTGCTCTGGGCTCTGAGGCATGGGCAATGGATATCTTTTACAGAGAGACTCCACATCCTGAGTTTGGTAACCATTACTTTGGATTATATTACAATATGGTTGATACACGAGTAACACAAAAGCCACAAATTATGATTACCAATGCAGATCGAATTGAATCTGTAGAGTTTGGGCTTGTTGAAGATGA